CAACGTACTGTTTCCAGAAAAGGTCTTTGCTGATATTCCAGCCCAACAGTTGGCATTGGCTCCACAGCTTTTCATATTTCCCGCCCGTAGGGGTGCCGGACAGAAGAACCACGTTTTCCGGTTTCAGGCCCAAGATAAACTTTGACCGTTTGGCGGTTTCATTCTGGATCAGGGAACTTTCATCCAACATCAGCGTGAAGCCGGTCAAGGATTTTAGAATCTTCCGCCTGAAGGTCAGTTCGTAGTTGATCACCCCACAAATAGGATCGGGGCTTCCGTCCGTAACCGCCGCCATAAAGGCGGCAAAGTCATTTTTCTTGGTCAGGTCATAAATGATCCAGTTGTGGTTCATGGCATAGTTCAGAACCATGTGATCCAACCAATCCTGAATCTTGGAGTGTTGGCACACCACCAAATTGATCCGGCTGTTCAGTTCCAGGGCCTTTTCCGAACCCACAAAGGTCTTTCCAAGGCCCATGTCCAGATAGTAGGCGCATCGGTTGTGGGCGGCGGTCAGGTCAAGGGCCTTTTGCTGGTGGGGGAATAGGTTCATTTGCCCTTCCCCACCCGCATGATGTAGATACAGGCATCCACCCGGTAAGCGTCATACCCCTTGGGGTGGGCGGCGTTGTACTTGCGCCGGTGGCTGGAAATGGTGGACAGCTTGGATTTGGCTTCCTTGGGGGTGTTGTACTGGAAGCACATATTCTTTGCGTTGCCGCTGGTCAGGAAATCTTCAATGGCCTTGATTTCCTCGCTTTTGGTGCCGCCGTTGAAGGACTTCTTGGGCGGGGCCTGGACGTTGTACTTGATTTCCATGGTTTTCACTCCTTCATGCAAAAATTGGTTCCGGGGCCGCTATGGTGTCGATAAACAGAAGATCGTCTGTTCCGGGAATCGGGTCATAAAGGCTCACCGTTCGGGGTTCATTGGCCCGCTTCCGGCGCTCATTCCCAATGGCGGAACGCATAGCCGAACAGGCCAGGGTCACGAACTTCACCTGTTGGAGATCAGGAACGGCAAACCACCGCTTCACGGTCAACAGGTAGCGGAAGATCACCACATCGAACCATTCAGCCCGATCAAGGCCCTGTTGATCCAGATACCACCAAACAATGTTGATGTTGTCCGTTGCAAATTGGGCTTCCTTGGGGGTCAAGGGGCGGTCATAGAAGGACTTGGGCAACCGTAGGTTCCCGCCATCAAATCCGGTTTGCTTCATTTCTCCCCCCCCCATCGGTCAGACGTTCACACCAAAGAAGGTGTCAAACCGTTCCGGCCCGACAAACTCACGGAACTTGCCGGGGAAGAAGATATAATTCAGCTTGCCGCCCGTCCCGGGCAAGGCCCGCCCGAACTCACACCCGGCCAACATCAGCTTGCGGACGGAATCTTCCGATTTCTGCAAGCACCGGCAAGCCTTCACAAAGGTGATCTTCACATCGGACAAGCCCTTGACCGCCACCTGATCCGGGGCGTTCTCAAACCCCATCAGGAAGTTGACGGAAACGCCGGTGGCATCGGCCAAAACCTTCATCCGGTCAGCGTTCGGGGTGTTCTTGCCGGAAAGGTACTGACTGACAGCGGCGGGGGAAGCGCCCGTGGCCTGGGCAAGTTGCCGCTGGGTCAGGTTCGCTTGGGTCATGGCATATTTCAGCCGTTCGGGGAAAGTTTTCATTGGTTACACTCCTTCAATTTTTCTTTCAACGCCCGGTGGAATTCACGGGTGTTTATAGGTAGGCCAGCGGCCAACCGTTCTTCCTCAAATTGGAACCGGATTTCAAGCTGATCCACAGTGTAAAATTCCTTGAAGGTGTTCCATGTCCGGTGTTCCATATCTAACAGCCGTTCCCACAGTTCCGGGAAATGCTTTCGCAAAATCCGCAGTTCCGCCAATGGTTGAAGCGGACAACACCAACAGGACGGGCGGCGGAATAACTCATATAAACCGCCCCAATCAAAACCGTGATCATAGCAATATTTCAGACAATCGGCTTCTGTCCAACCCCATTCAATCAACGGGTGGCGGTGGGTGGGGTCTTGGTTATTTTTGCGTTCAAGCCGGTATTCTTCATCAGCGGCAAGCGCCACAAGCTGAATCACTGTTCTTTGGCTCCGAAGCTGTTTGAAATAGCGGGAAATGATTTTCTGCTTCAATTCCCCGGTACACCATCTAACCCTTGACGTGGGCCAACTTTTACCTTTCAAGTGCTGAAGTTCAGGGTTTCGCTTTTTGGGCTGATACTCAAACATCCAGTATTCAAAAGGCTTTTCAGACTTCAACCGGGTAAACTTGATCCCGGCATCCGTGAAAATGCGTTCCAGCCGGGCCACATGATCTATCATGGCGGGGAAATCCATTCCCACATCACAGAAAATCACTTCATCCAGTGGGTATGTAGCGGAATTAGCCCGGTGCCTGGTCAGCCATTCCAGCCCAAGGGCCGTGGAATCTTTGCCGCCTGAAAGGGACAGAACCCAATATTCAGGTTGGGGGGGGTATTAGTCGCATAGTTCATCACCAATTCCCCCAATACAGATCAACCAGCTTGTGGGCCCGTTCCCGGCCCACTTCCTGAACCCACTTTTTCCGGGCATCAGCGGCGGCTTCCTTCTTGTCAAACTGTTCCGCCGAATAGTCCCGTTCAAAGGTGTTGGGGCTGAAGTACATGGTCAGACAGCTTCCGCCGCTGGTATCGTGGACAGTCAGCTTGATACACCCGTTATGGGTGAACCAATCGTTTTCCACCTTGATTTCCAGCCCTTCCGGGCCAACCGGGGCGGTAAAGATCACCGCTCCATTGTTACCGGTGGGGCCGCTGATCAGCTTGGGGGACATAGGGATCACCCGCTGAATCAGCATCAAGGCCGTTTTCTTGGTCAGCTTCACAGGCTTCATGGTGATCCCCCCCCTAAACAACCTTGAAGGTGACGTTGTGGCCGGGGTTTTCGGCAATCAGTTTGGCCTTCAGATCATCAACCATCATGTTGTTATCAAGGGCCGCTTGCACCACGTCCACCAGCTTCTTCCCGTCCAGATAGGCCCAAACGGTTTTTCTTTTGGTTCTTTTCATTGGTTTCACTCCTGTTCAAAGGGAACTTCACAATCCCCACAAATGATGTTCAGTTCCTTGGTGGCCCGCACGATTGCACCGCAACAGGGACACACATACTTCCGGGAACTTTGCTTCTTTGCACCGGCTCCCTTCAGCCCGCCCACCTTGGGTCGCACAAGGGAAAAGCTGTTCTTCCCAAGGCTGTTCACAAAGGCCAGGGTTTCCGGGGCCAGGGTGGTTTTGCTGAAGCCGTGTTTGGCGGTTTTCTCCACAATCAGGCCGTGGGCTTCCGCCGCCGTCTTGAACTTCTGGTTGTGGTAGGTGCCGGATCGGGAAGTGTCTTGAACCCCTTCCTGAAGGTTCCACAGGTGAACCATTTCATGGATCAGGGTGGAACAGGTTTCCTCAAAGGGCCGGTTCAAGTATTCAGCACAAAGGTTGATTTCATAGAACCCGCCGTTTTCGGTGCCGTTCTGCCACGCCTTCCAACCGGTACACCAGCCATAGGCCCCTTTGGTGCTGTCAGGGGAAACGGTGATCACGGGCTTTTCCAGCTTGCTTTCAAAGAAGGCTTTGTTGAAGGTTGAAAATAAACTTTCAAGTTCTTCAATAACCGGTTTCAGGCTTGCGTTTTTCATCGGGGGGGGACACTCCTTTCATTCGGTGTCTTTTAGGACACTTTCACATCGAAAAAAATACCCATCGGGGTTTCAAGGTTCAGGAAATCTACGATTTTCTGAATTTCCCCTTGGGTAAACTCCGAAATCCCGTTACACTTCCGATAAAAAGCGGATCGGGAAATCCCAAGGATTTCACACAGCTTGGAACGGCTCACCCCACGAAGGTTCATTTCATATTCAAGCCTTGCCTTGTTCATGTACTCACTTCCTTTCGTGTCTTAATGGCCCCGTTGCTTTTCTTTCGTGTCTTAAAAGACACTTAAAGCATAGCACACCCATTGGGGCTTGTCAACCCCCTTTGTGTACTTTGAGAAACTTTTTTATTTTTTATGCGTTTGGGGTTGCAAAAAAGACACACCCCTGGTATAATGATTTTGTTACTAATGATTGAAAGGGGCGTTGAACATGGCTGAACTTAACATGGGGCAAAAAATAAAAGCCCTCCGGGAAGAACACGGATTAACCCTTGAACAAGTCGGGGAAGCCGTTGGTGTCGGAAAAAGTACCGTTCGCAAATGGGAAACCGGCATTATTGCCAATATGCGCCGTGATAAAATAGCGGCATTGGCCCAAGTTCTTCACACTACACCCGCATATCTAATGGGGTGGAAAGAAGAAATCCAGGTGGATAATTTGTTCCGCATTGAAACAAAAAAATTCCCTTTACTTGGTAACATAGCTTGTGGTGAACCTATCTTTGCAGATCAAGAATTTGAACTTTATGTGGAAGCCGGGGCCAATATTAAAGCTGACTTTTGTTTAAGGGCTAAAGGCGATTCAATGATTGGGGCCAGAATTTATGACGGGGATATTGTCTTTATACGGAAACAGGAAATGGTTGAAGATGGAGAAATCGCCGCAGTTTTGATTGAAGATGAAGCTACTTTGAAGCGTGTTCAGTATAACCCTGAAGAAAATGAATTGTTGCTGTTTGCTGAAAATCCAAAATATAGAACTTTGCGTTATACCGGGGAAGAACTTTCCCACATCAGAATTATTGGTAAAGCCGTTGCTTTTCAAAGTGATATAAAATAAGATCAGTTCCACATCTGTTCCGGTGTTAAACCCTTGCACCGCAACGCTTTCAAGGGCACGGAACAGATGGAACAGATAAAATGGCAATTTGCTTTTATATACTTCTTTTTTATATTTTTATTTATATTTTTATTTTAAGTAATATTTTATCTGTTCCATCTGTTCCATTCCTCAAAACCGTTGATATTCCTATGTTTTCAGCGGAACAGATGTGGAACAGATAGTTAAAAATCAAAGGGGTGATGTTATGTTCGGAAAACCAAAAGATTTCAGTACAGCGGGAACCCTGGTGGATGGTTTGCCGGTTCCAGCCAATACCATGATCACAGTTCATGTAAATCCTGAAGGACTTCATTTTCAGGCTTTAACGGGACGGAAAAAAGAAGATTGGCCCACCTATGAACTATCCATTGAAAAAGTTGAAAATCTTCAACTTATGAACCAATCTGAAATCAAACAAATAGTGGAACAATCTGTTCCGGGCCTGATCATTGGGGGTGCGGCTTTAGGTGCCTTGGGCGCTATGGTCGGTGGCCGGGTTCACACAAAAGAAAAGGTTACAAATCACACCATTCTGGTGATCACTTACATTTCCGGGGAACAAAAGCAAATTATTTTGGATGTGACAACGGCTCAAAAAGAAAGTGAACAGGTTTTGAACTATTTCAAAAAGCTAAAGCCCATTCACACAGGCCCGATCCAGCTTTAAGGTAAAAAAAAGCGCCGCCCCTGGTGCTGGTAACACCAAGGACGGCAAGGAACCATATTGGATAGGTGATCCAACACAGCGCCCGAACAACGCTATTATATCACCTACCCTTGGGGTTCTGCAACCATTTTTGAAAGGACAGGTGATAAAATGCGTTTGCCCAATGGGTATGGCACCGTTGCCCGGTTGTCCGGGAAGCGCCGCCGCCCGTACATCGTCAAGAAAACCGTGGGTTTCAATGACAAGCACCACCCCATTATTGAGATTATCGGGTATGCCACCACCAGGGAAGAAGGGCTGGAACTTTTGGCCCAATTCAACCGTGATCCGTGGGACGTTGACCGGGCCAAAGTTACCCTTCAGGAATTGTTCAACCTTTGGAAAGAAAAGAAAGCTCCAAAGCTGGGCGAATCCAACCGGGCTTCCCTTTGTTCAGCGTTCAAACATTGTTCAGCATTAGTGAATAAGCCCTATAAACAGATCAAGGCTTTCCAAATGCAAGAAACCATTGACGGGTGTGGGAAGGGCTATTCCACGCAAGCGGCCATAAAGAACCTTTGGGGGCACCTTGACCGGTTCGCCCTGGAAATGGATGTGGTCAGCCGGTGCTATTCTGAACTTTTGACTTCTGATCCGGTGCCACCCACCACACGGGACAGGTTCAGTGATGAAGTGATTGAACGGCTTTGGGCCAACGCCGGGGAACCGTGGGTTGACACGGTGCTGATCTTCATTTATTCCGGGTGGCGGATTTCTGAATTGCTGGGCCTGAAAACGGCGGACGTTGATCTTCAGGCCGGGACGATGAAGGGCGGGACGAAAACCAAGGCCGGGAAGAACAGGGTAGTTCCAATCCACTCCCTGATCCGGCCCATGGTGGAAACCCGAATGGCGGAAGGCGGGGAATACCTCATTCAGTATGACGGCCACCGGTGTTCAGAATCCCAATACCGGGTGATTTGGAAGGACTTGACTGAACGCTTCAGCATCCCCGGAACACCCCATTCTTGCCGCCACACCTTTGAAAGTCTGCTGGACAGCGCCGGGGCAAACCGGAAGTGTATTGATATGATCATGGGCCACGTTTCCAAGGACACGGGGAACCGGGTCTATAATCACAAAACCCTGAAGGAACTTCAGGCGGCGGTTGAATTGGTTCAGCGAAAAATAACCGTTGAACACTGAACTATTAACACGTTAGTAACACAAAAAGCCGGAACCCCTGAAAAATCAAGGGTTCCGGCTTTGTCTGAATTTATTATACCATAAAAACGGAATAGTTGCAACTATTCACGGCTATTGCAATTCAAGGTTTTTCCGCCGTCAATAGTCAGCGTTAGCGGGTCAAGTAGTAACAAACAAGTAACACTGAATCAGGGTTTCTTGTCGTACAAGCCCGCCCGGTCATTGGTGACGAAAACCCGGATCATGTCAATGGACAAATCCAGGTCAGCGGGCCGGTTGTTTTCGTCCTTCTTGGTGCCCGCCCCGCCGATGAAACCGCCGTCCACCATCTTGATAATGGTGGGCTGGGCGTAGCTGGGCATTTCAGAAATTTTGTTGTAACGGGCCACGGCTTCTTCCTCCATTTCTTCTTCAGCTTTGGTGGACAGAATGGCCTTCAGGATCGACAGGATTTTTTCACCATATCCGGCCCCGGTGGCCCACCCCTTCCCCTGGGGGTTTTCCTTCTGTCCCAACCATTCCACAAATTCAGCACATCCACGGGTGACGTATTGGAACCGGGGATCGACACATTCCCCCTTCAGGGGTTCGGTGTTGGCGTAGGCTTTCAAGTGCTGAATCTGCGCCCTGATCCCCGCCTGGGCCGTAGGGAACGAATTGCCCTTCATACCGTTGGCCGTCACACCCATACCACAGAAGTTGTTCTGATCCAGGGTGACGGCGGAACCGGCAAAGGCAAAATTCCCGGTTTCAAGGCACGATTGGGCGAAGGCCACGTCACCCCTGATCCCTTCAGCGGCCCCTTCCGACAGGTACAGGAAAGCCATATCCAGAACGGACTTTGGGACATTGGGGTTTTTGCCCTTGATATAGGCCACCAGTTGGCCCACAGTGGCCTTTGCGGTGCCGGTAATGCTGGTATAGTCCCCCGGCGTGGCGGCGCTCATAGCGGCCTTCACGGCCTTCCTGAAGCCGTCCATGGTGTAGCCGGTGCCCAACTGGTTCCACAGGTGTTCAGGATCACCATGGTTGGAAGCGATACCACGGGCACAGCCTTCCTTGTGGGACAGGATCACGCCATCCTTCAGGGGGTCAAGGTTGTATTTCTTGCACAGCATGGCAAACAGTTCCACGGCGCTGTTGTATGTCCGGGCGGCAACCGCTTTGGCGGTGGGAAGGTCAGAACAGGTGAAGTTTGCCCCGCTGGTGTACTTGATACAGGCGGGTTCACACATTTCAACCCCAATGTGGGTGTTGTTTGCGGCGGCTCCACAATGCCAACCACGCCGGTTCCAAGGAAGCGTCTGGTGAACATCCCCGGTATTGCCGTCAATGAAGGCATGGACGCAAGCCCGGTCATAGCTGGGACTGTTCCAGTTCTTCACGAACACGGCGGCGGAAGGTTGGGGGCATCCCACGGAATGAAGCATCAGCCCTTTGGGGGTGATCGTCCGGCCACAGGTGTAACACGGGTTTTTGGTCAGGAAAGATTGAATCAGGTTCATTTTTCTGTTTCCTCCTTGTACTCCAAAATTCCTTTGAACTTGGTGAACGCTTCCAAAATGTACTTGCACGACACAACCAGGACGGCCCCCAAAATGATCAGGTCAGCGAACAGGTCAGAATATTCCTGGGGAATGGCCCATCCAATCTGATTGGCGTACAGGGGAAGGGTGGTGATTGCCACACATAACAGGGTCAGCCCCACCACAAAGGCCGTAACCTTCAAGGCGGAATTGATAGCCTTGTCCCGATTGAACGGCTGAAGAAGAACCTTGATGTTGTAGTATAGGGAAAAGGCCACGTTGGACAGGTAAGCGCAAAGGAAAATCAGCATGGCCCACCCAATGTTGATCAGGTTTTGAATGATAGCTTCCAGCATAGTTCATGGCTCCTTTGCATCGTTATAGATTTCAGCCCCGTAGATTTTCCGCAACTTGATCCGGTTTTCGGCCTTTGCTTTGGAGTAATAAAAGCCGGTAGCGGCGGCAAGTTCAGCGAACACGGCGGGGATCAGATAGCCCAAGGGTGAAAGGTCGTTCGTTCGCCACACCATGATCAGGGTGAACACTACCACCACGGCGGTAAGGGCTATGATCAGGGAATAGCTTACTTTGGAATATTCCACCGGCTGTTTGCGCTTGGTATGCTTTCCTTTCATTTTTCAGGGGGTTCCGTGGGCAACTCCAAGAATTTTTCGTGAAGATCGTCCATTACCCCGTTCACCCCCAAGGCGTGATACTGTTTCCAACAGTTTTCAAAGTTATCACGGGCATAAATCGGGGCATACTCCCGATCCATCCACTTGTTGTATTCTGCGATCATCTGTCCACGCAAAAGGGCCTGAATCCCAAGTTTCACCGCTTCCGTGTCAGTGGTGTTCTTCTTCAGCATGGAATAGAAATGTTTAAGGGTTCCGGCAATCAGCGCCGGAACCCCTAAAAGGCACAACCATTGATAGATCGACATTAGGCTTCTTCCTCCCAACCATACACACCGGGTTCCCATACGTTGGAATCCACGGTGGAAACCCATGTTTTTTCATTATGGGAAACCTTGTCCCCGGCGTTGTATGCGTCCCCGGCTCCAAGGGGCTGTGTCCAAATGGGAAGGCCGGAATCAGTGAATCCCACGGGCTTGAACATAGCCGGGGCCTTGTCAGGCTCCCAACCGGCCTGGGACGTGTGGCCCTGAAGGACGGTGTAAAGCTGGGTTTCCCCATCGGCGTTCACCCCATGCTTCAGGATCGTTCCGGTGGCGTATTTCTTGCCTTCCGCCCAAGGCTCATACAGATCGGCAATTTCCATGGCCTGGGCATCGGTCAGGGTCAAGCCCTGGGCGAAAAGCTGAAACGCCCGGTTCATCTGCTGGGCAACAAAGATTTGATCCGCCATAATTTACACCCCCAAAAGCGTTGCCATCAGGCGGGAATTTTCTTCCCCCTGTTGGGCCATCAGCTTGATATATTCGTCCTTTTCGTACTGGATTTCGTGATACTGGAATTCTCCTTCAATGGGGTTTCCGTCCTGATCGTTTGTCACCGGCTCAATGTCCGTATGGACAAACACGGTATCAGGGCCGATTACCAAGGGGACGGCCATAGCCGCACTACCCCGGACAGTTCCCATATCTTTCATGCTGTCACAACCTTTCTTTTCTTGATTACGTTGTAATAATAGTCACTGGCCGCATCCAAAACGGGTTTGATATACTTTTCCGCAAGGCGGAAGCTATCACACCATTTCAACCACCCTTTGTAACTGTTGATTTGACACCATTCCCGGTAATTGATCCGGTTTCCTTTCTCCCACTTTTCCCGGATAGAAACCATGGCCTTTTTGAACCGCTTACAGGTCTTTTTCCGTAATAGGGTAAACCCGTGGAAAAACCTGTAACCGACAAAATCAACGCCCCGTGTGTCCGTGGGGAAAATCTGCCAGTTGCCTTTCAGGGCCAAATCAAGGAACTTTTTCAAGTATTCCATCATTTTCCGAACCACCCAATGAAGGAAGGCTTTGCTATGGTGATAGATCGTCATATCGTCCATGTAGCGAACTACATTTTTCAGGTGCAAAACCTCTTTCAGCCAATGATCGAAATAGGCTAAATAAAAATTCGCCAAATACTGTGACAAATAGGAACCAATGGGAATCCCCTTTGGCGGGTGGCTGTCTATGATCATATCCAGTAGGGCCAGAAGATCAGGGTCTTTGAATTTCTTACGAAGCAAGCGCTTCAAAATCCGGTGATTGATACTTGGGTAAAAATGATAAACGTCAATCTTCAAGCAATATTCAGTTCCCGGCTTATCCTTCAGTTGTTCCACGGTCAATGCCTGGGCCTTTTTAATTCCCCGGTTGGGCAAAGAAGCGCAAGTGAAATCAGTGAACACGCTGTTAAATATCGGTTCAATCTGTAACATGATTGCCCACTGAATGATCCGGTGGGGAAAATAGGGCAGTTTCCAAAGTTCCCGGCTCTTACCCTTGTCATTGATTATGGACACGGAATAATCATCAGGGCTTACCTGATACGTCCGGTTCATCAACATCTTTTGAATTTCACCCAAATAAAAATCCGGGTCGCTGTCTACCATTACCACCTCCGCATAAAATAATTTATCTTTACGGGCGTTCCTATGGGCTTCTTTCAGATTGGACATATCGTAAATTTTTTCATAGATATTTCCAAATCTAACCATGGGAAACCCCCTTTGTCTGTGATGTTTTCGGTGCCGAATCTTCGAGATTGAAAAGTTAATTTCAACCCTACCAACACAGCATGAATGATTTTTATGTCCTGCCAAGTGGCCGGGTAATCGTAGCACCATATATTGTTAAACCCCGCCCCCGGCGCTGGGCCGGGAACGGGGGCTAACACCATCCTGGAAGCTGAAGGATAGTTGATCAAAAACATTTGGTGGGTGCCAAGATTGGAATTGGAATTCGAAGTGGTATAATTCACATTGATCCAAAACGGTCCTGCATTATCACCATTATTCCAATTACCACTGAAATTGGCAACATAACTGCCATACAGATTGGAATTATCTGCTGTTTGTTATTTTTTTTGCCCTTTTCTTTGTGGGGGAAATAGGTGTTACAGGGTCGTGCAGATTGTGAATGGAGTGCCAAACCACTAAACTAACGATTACCCACATATAGCCGCTATGCGGCCTTATGCTTATACATCAGGCGGGCGCCAAGAGTGGAACTGGAACTCGAAGCGGTATAATCCACAGTGATCCAAAACGGCCCCGCATTATCACCATCATTCCAACGCCCACCGAAAGCGGCAACATAACCGCCATACAGATAGGAATAATCCGCCCAATGGCTGGTTGAAGAACCGCCAAAGACCTTTCCAACGAACCCGCCTTCATTGGTGCCCTGAATATCAGACAGCCAACCGGAAGAATTACTATTGATCCCACCGGGCTTGCTGAAGGGATAACCGGCCCCATCATCCTTGAAATTCTTGAAGGCCGTCTTGACGTTATAGGCGGAATCACAGTAAAGGCCATCAATCCACTGACGCAGATTGCCCCAAAAATCTTCGATGTTCAGGAAACACATTTGCTGTTTCCCGCCCGTTTCGCCGTAGTCAATGCCTTTGGCGTTGGTGCCGCCCGTGTTGGTTTTTCCGCTGTTGCCGTTGGCGTAGCCATACCCAAGGGCCTGTTGGCCGTGGCGGTTCTTATACTTGATCAGGTACAGGCATTGAAGAAGGGTCAGAGGGTAGAAGGAAAGAAGCTGATACCCGTTGCCACGGGCATTGGCGGCGGTTCGGGCGGCGGTCAAGGTAATGTCGGAAGTGGGGGCCTTGCCGGACACGGAACACAGGGCGGAACCGTCTTTATAGCCCAAATAGGCCCCAATGTAAATCTTGTCACAATCCCCTTCATTGTCCAGGCTGTGCGCCCGGTAGCAGTAGCCTTCAGCGTTGGGATCATCGGTGACATAAATGTAATGGTTGCTTCCGTCCGTGGTCATTTTATAGCCGATCTTGGGAATCTCCACCATAACATCCCCGGCGTTGGTGTCGGTGATCGTAGCGGCTCCACCGTTGGCCTTTTGGGTCAGGTTCGACGGGTTCAAGTAATATTGAACCTGTCCATCCTTCAGCAGACAAGGCCGGATACTTTCAAACAGCCGGGTATTATCCCAGGCGGTGCCGGGGGTCATGCCTACGGCATCTTCAATGTAGGAAACAGCAGTTTCCGTGTTGTTATTGCCAATGGAAACCTTCACCCCATAATATTTGTAATAGTTCAGGGTGACAGCATAGGCCGCATAGGAAACCACTGTAACGGTTTCCGTGGCCGTCTGGCCGTCCTTTGTGGCGGTGGCCGTCCAAACACCCGTGTTGGGCAGATAGAAGGTCATAGCGCCCACGGAAACGCCCGTCTTGGTGGTTTTCCCATCGGTCAGGGTGACATTGGAACCATAGTCCGCCGTGATCGTCATGGTGATAAAAGAAAGGGTGGTTTCGTATTCTTCCCCTTCCGTGGTGATTTCCACGTTGGCGATGTTGGAAGTAACCCCTTCCGTGGTGGCGCTCACCGTCCATTCCCCGGCCATAGAGATATTGAAGGTCAGGCTTCCGCCCTCACCGCTGGTTCCGGTCAGGGTCTTGGTTCCGTTGGTGGCGGTGACTTCCGCCCCCTCTTTCACGTTGACAATCAGGGTGGCGGAAAAATAGGCCAGGGTTACGGTGTAGAGTTTCGCCATATCCACGTTCAGAACTTCCGTGGCGCTGTTCTCCCCCAAAGTGGCGGTCAGCGTCCAGGTGCCGTAATTGGGCAGATTGAAGGTTGCCTTATCATCGGCGGCAACGGCGGTCAGTTCCGTGGTGTCGTCCGAACACTTCACCATGGAACCGGTGTCCACGCTCACCACCACTTGGGGGCCAACCGCCCCGGAACCGCCGCCCCCGGCGTTGGCCGTGGCCCATGCACTTTCCCCGCCTTCCCCGGTGGGAACCTTCACTTGAAGTTGGTTGTTGAAATAGCGCAACCCGTGAACGCCTTCTTCCCCAACCACGCTGTTTGCCGGGTGGCCGGTCAGCTCACCCATGCCAATGAAAGAGGTAATATCATTGATCTGCTTTTGCAAATCCATAATATCTCCAATGGTGGCAACAGCGCCGGGGTTGACTTCCATATTGACGGTATCAGCGTTACCAACGGTGGTGATCAACTGGATATAGGCCCCGGATACCGTGATCCCGTTGTAAGGGGGCATATAGCAGTTGCCGGACGTTTCCACACAGGCGGCATACAAGATTTCCCCTTCATCGGGATCATCAGCGAACAGGCCCAAGGTATTCATGGGATAGCCCACAGTCAGATCGGTGTTGCTGAAGGCGGTTTCGAGTTTGACCGCCACATCGTTTGTCCGGGTCTTGCGGGAAATTTCCGCTTCCTGCATAATGTCGGGAAGTTCGGTCAGCCCTTCCAGGTCATTCACCTGAAATTCCGCCTTGGAAGCGGCGATCCGGGTAAAATCCCAATCTTTAGCGGTTCCGGCCATATCTTTGGCAATCAGGGCTTGCCCCTTTTTGGTGATAACCAGCTTGGAAAATTCGGCCATTATGGTTCCATCCTTTCAGAATTTGATTTTATTTCAATGATTTCAGCCTTGACCGTTCCCCCGCCTGTCAAGCTGGTTCCGGTTATGTTGAACTTTTCATTGAAATCATTGGTGATCACCACAACGGCGGAACCTACAATCCCGGCCCCCATTTTGGCGGCTCCGTCCATGGTGAAGGTTTCTTTGCTGTCATTGGTGATAATGGGGCAAACAGCGTGGACAATCCCGCCACGGGTCATAATTTCCCCGGTGGTTTCCATCTGTTCCCGGCTGTCATTGGTGATAAAGAAGGTTTCAGCCCCGGCGAATCCGCCGCCGATATTGGCAACGCCATAAATTACCTTGTGTTCCACACCATCATTGGTGATGAAGAAGGTATTCACAACGCACACCCCGCCCGCCATCAGCGCCACGCCTTCAGCGATACACAACAGGCGGTTTTCCACGTTCAGGGCCAGATTATAAGGAACCACTTCTTTGATCAGGTATTCAAGCCCTTCCATTTGCCCACTTGCGCCCCATTGGGTTTCAATCTTTAACAGATATGAACCCGGTTCAATGGACACGCTGAACGGATCACCATTGGAAATGGCGGTCAGCATACGGATAAACACCCGGAAGCTATACGGAACAAAATTATTCAGCTTGGTTTTGATCCTTGCCCGTCTGGTTTCCAATGTGTCAGTTCCCTTGGGAAAGATATTCAGCATCTTTTCCCACCGGCTCAAACCGTAATTTGAAGCCGTGTCAATAAATTGGTTGTCGAAAACCTCTTGTTCAGAATCCCGCACCAATTCAAATTCCGGCTGTTCCCCGGTGGTGATCCCCTGAAATTCCGCATACTTGCGGGGTTCATAGGGCAGATAATTGATTAACTTCCGTTCCACGGCTCCACCCCCTATGCGCCCGCAATCGTGGCGGTGGTGGCGGTCATTTCACCCAAAAGGGGAATGGTGTCCAGCGGTAACGGGTAGTTGGCCGCTTCCCCGTTGATTTTGGTATGGGCCACATCCAGAATCCCCGGAATACTCAAAAGGCGGCTTTCAAGCTGACTAACCCGGACAATCAATGCTTCTTCCTGATCCGCCCACCCTTGGGCCAGCTCCTTGAAGTATTCGTTCACGGCGGTTTCCACATAGGGCTTGACCGCTTCCCAATCCCATCCCCGCTGATAGTACATGGAAAAGGCTAAATTCAGCGTTTCCCCGGCCACAGGGAACACCTTCACCACATGGCCGATAGGAGCGATCCCCACCCCTTCCCCGGCGTTCTGCGTGGGGTCTATGGCCGTCTGGACGGTATCAACCAGCGTGTCAGACGGGACAGAAAAGGTGGAATCAATGATCACCAGCTTGACGGTGCCGCCTACGGTCAAAAGGCTGTTCTTCCCGGCGTGATAAACCACCTGTAACCAAGTAGCGATATTGGGCGGAAGCGGGGGAAGGCTGTCAATCCAATCCCCCACTTCTTCCGGGGGGATCAGTTCAGACGGGGGAATATTGCTGTTCCAGGCCCGGTAAACCTTCACCCCGCCCACGCCCGGAATGGCGTTCACTTTTTGTAAGTAGTCCGCCCGGTTGCCGCCGAAAGGCTGAAGGTTCAGGCTGTCAAAATACCGTTGACGGAATACTTCAGTATCTTCTTCATCCTCACCGGGAATCAGGCGGGCGGTGATTTGGCACGTTTCCAGCCCTTCCACATACTCAATGGGAATCACGGTTCCCCCGTATTCGTTCCCCGCTTCCCCAAGGGTTTCACAGGTGATTTCATACACCCCGGCCCCAACTTCCTTGGAAACGTAATAATTCAGTTCCCCAATGGAAAACCGTTCCCCCATCTTCAGGGCCAGGGTTGCCGGGGTGATTGTCATTTCCAGAATGGCCGGGGTTGCCGGAATGGGAGAAAGCCCCCGTTCCCTTGCCCGCAAAATCAAGTATTCCCGGCTTGCTGTGTCCGCAAAGGTTTCTTGAAGGATGTTGTCAAGGGCAATATAGAGGTTTTGCAACTCCACGGCGGCGGGGGCCTCACCCAAAAACAGAAGGGAACCTTCCCGGCTGTCCAGGTTCTTATTAGAGGCAAGCGCCCGATCCATCATCCGTTTGACTATGCTTTCATACGTTTGATGTTCATACATCAGATTTCCACCGCCTTTCCCACGTTCAATTCACCAAAAATGCTGATCACCGTGAAAGTGGTCAGCACTTGCCTTTTTTTCAACTCAAATTGAAAGTTTTCAACCGCTGTGATTCTATCGTCTTGAAGAAGGGCTTCCCTGATCCGGCGTTCAATTTCCGGGATACAATATTCCGGGTCTTTGCCGATCAGGTCTTTCAATTCAACCCCGTAATTCCAAGAGAAAATCAACCACTGATAGCGTTCAGTGTTCAAGATCAAGTGAACCGCCTGTTCCACGGCCTGGATTTGGTCAATGGTTCCGTTTACCGTCTGCCACTCAAAATCCATCTTCAGGGTTCGGCTTGGGAGATTGGCAAAAACAAAATCTTGCCGCAAATCGTCCCCGGTGTTCGGGATCATAACCATTCCCCCTTCAGTTCTGGAATAGGCTTGATCCGGTCAAGCACCACAAACCGCTTGCCGCCTTGCACCCGGCCCAAAACCACTTCATCCCCCACAATCAAGGCGTTGTGAACCTTGAACTTTTTCTTGCCCTTGTAATCGTGGTTGTGGGAAGCAAAGGCCGGATCACCGGAACCCCCGGCCCGGTTTAAGGTAACATGGCTCACCGTCATGTCAACTTCAAAATCAGTGACATTCCGGGTCAAGATCAACATTTTTTCGGTGTAAATGGATTTGGCGCTAACCTGGATTTTTAAGGGGGAAACGGAAATCACCTTCCCGAACAGGAATTGAACCGGCTTTGTAGCTTCCACGGCTTCCACAGCGGCTTGTTTCACCAATTCAACTGCATTAGGCAACAAAATCACCCCCAACCAATGTTAAATCCATCATGTGTTCTTCACCCTTAAATGTGTGAATCACCTTTTCCGCCATCAGGTATTGATTGGCGATAATGTCACCCAAGTTCAGGGAAACCATGACAGCGGAACCGGCCCGAACATCAGCCCGCCCAAAAGCGTTCTTTACTGTCAGCTTGCGGGTTTTACGGTCATAGTGGGCCAACATAGCTTCAGCCTTTGCGGGCGCTCCCGTGGCGGTTTGAATTTCTTCAAAGTATTGGAGAACACCCCATTGGTTGATTTTTTCACCGTCCTGGGCCACATACAGTTCCCGCTTGCCGGTCTTTTCGTTATTAAAGGCCAGCTTGATTTTGTTATAGGTGGCATCGTCAATGCTGGAAGAATAGTTGAAGTTTTCCGCCGCTTCCATATCAATCAAAAGATTGGTTTTCATGGAATTTATGTCTTTCAGGGTCAGGCTTCCAACATCATCATACAGAATGAACAGCTTCCCGGTGTTCAATAAGGTTTCATCCAAGGCGTTTTGAACCATATCAAACAAGGTTTGGTTTTCTTCCACCACTGTTTCCATGGTGTAGCCGGTATCTTCCACCGTCCCAAGTTTCAACCGAAAATCCGTTGCAATCCGCTTCAACAAATCGGACGCTTTCAACCCTTCTTCCGTGATCGTGTCCTTATTTTTCAGATACCGTAATTGGTCATAGGCGGTAACGTCAATGGTTCCATCTTTATCCCGGCTCTTGATGAACACGAACCCATAAAACATGGGGGTTCCGTCCACTGTCAGCTTGACGGGATCACCTTCCTGGAAGTTCAGCTTGGAATCCTTTACAACTGTAAAGGTCAGCTTGCCGGGTGTCCCTTTCCGCTCCCACACCAATTTTGCGCCTTCCACCACGGCGGGGAATTGAATGGTTGAACCATGTTGAATCAGGATTTCAGCACCCAAAAGGAACACCCCCTTCCATCAAGGCAAGGTCAAGGATTGATTTGGATAGATCAGGTTTGGGTTTTTGATTTTATCCTTGTTCAGTTCATAGATTTCCTTCCACCTGGAACCATCCCCCAACTGCTTTTTGGCGATATTCCAAAGGCAATCCCCGGATTTCACGGTATAACTTGCCGCCTTGGGTGCGTTGGTGGTTTCCCTGGGCGGCGGCTCCACGGTGGCGGTGGCCGGTTGGGAAGGGGCGGGGGAAGGCGTGATCTGAACCGTTTTGGTGCCAAAGGCCCGGTATTGTTTCAGCTTGACCGAAACGGTCAGATCAAAGCCTTCCTTTACATCGTCCGTGATTTGGTAATCTTCCATCCCAACGGTTAAATTGGAGTAGAACAGCGGGGTTCCATCCGGGCGGCTTCTGTTCAATATCCATTGAAACGGTTCCTTGCTTTTTTTCAGCCGTTCAAACAAGGAAAGGTAATAATCCGCCCGTTGCGCTCCCCCGTTGGTGAACGGATAGGGGACTTGCGGAAGAACCACGTCAAAGGAAACATCCGTCAATTTGGCTTCCTTCAGGATGTTGATTTCTTCCCCGCTGATCAGGATTAGAGTTTTATTCTGGTTATTGATTTTCACCTTCACTTTGGAAGGGGTAATGGGCATCAGAACCCCGGCAACATACATTTTATAGGCCATTACTCATGTACCCCTTCCGCCGAAACATCCAGCTTTTCCGCAAAGTCAACACAGAACGCTTCCATAACCCCATCAAGGTCAGTGTCCTTGGAAATGTGGTTTTCATTGTGCTGTTCCACTTTGATTTCCGCCGTGGTGTAACGGTTGATTGCTTCCCGTTCGGCAATATCTTTCATCCACGCCAAATCTTCATCCATATAGTCCAGCGTGTCAGCGGCGGCGGCAGTATTGGCGGCGGTGTCCCCGGTGTTGCCATATACCCCATCCAGGGTGTTTCCAAGATTAAAAGCGTCCAGGGAATCCAGGCCCATTTCATCCAGGGTGGGGGTCTTGAACAATCCGCCGATGGTATCTTCAATTCCTTCACCGAATTTGTACCCAAGATCAAAGGCTTGCCCGTACTCGAACCGGCCCAACTTCATATCATCGGCGTTCATTTTCTCCATGACTTCTTCGCCCTTGCCAAAGGTTTCATCAACCCAACCACCAAGGGAATCACGCCAGCCTTGAACCGATCCGGCCAAATTGGAACCGAAAATGGCATCAATGGCACCGGCCAAAGTCTGAAGTACACCAAGAACCGTGTCCGCCAAATCAAAGAACAGGCGGGCCACGGCTCCGACAGGATCAGTGAATACGTTTCCGATGAAGTTTGCCACGGTGGCAACCAAATTGTAGATCAGCACGAACACGTCAACGGCGATATTCCACAGGGCCACGAACAGGTTCCCGATGAAGGCCAGCGCCGCCATAAATGCGCCGCAAATTATACCGGTGGCGGAAACGCTGGTTCCGGCAAATTTGTTGACCGCCGCCACGGCGGCATAGAACGCCGCCACAAGGGCGATCACCAGCATGACAACCCACATAATGGGACAAGCGTACAGGGCCGCATTTAGGCCGTTTTGGGCGGCAATTTCAGCGGCGGTGGCGGCGGTCAGGGTTCCGGTTGCCGCCGCATGAACCATTTGGGCCGCCGCCGTGGCAAGGTGAACGCCCTTGGTGATCATTTCCAAGGTGTTCACAGCCATCTGCCAGCCATAATAAACGGCCAGCGCCCCGGCAATCCCCAAAATAATTGGCCCGATCCAGCCCCAATTATCGGCAAAGACGGAAGCCACGTCCAGGGCGGCGGTGGCAACCCAAGTCAGCACAACGATCAGGGTGGAAAGGCCATCGGAAAACCACGTCAAAAGCTGTTCGATTTGCGGGAATCGGGTGGTGAAGGCATCAAAAAACTGCAAAACAGCGGGATAAATCCGGTTTCCCAATACTTCCCGCATATCCCCAAGGGTGTTGTTGAACTGAATGACTTTCCCTTCAGGGGTGTTGGACATGGCTTCATACAGGTCATCCCAACTTTCCGCAATAATGCTATTGATCACCGTTGCCGCCCGCATATCTTCCGACATGGATTGATAATCTTCACCCAAGGCTTCCACATATTGGGCGTGGGTGGCGGTGCCTTCAATCACGGCTTTTTGGGCATCCGTGAATTCAAAGCCCTTCTTGGTCATAGCGTCATAGGCACCGGTCATGATCTTACCAAGATTGGTGGCATAGTCCACCATGGCGGTTGCATCAATGGCCCCGCCCCCGGTCATGCCCATGGCGTAGTTGGAAAGGGTGTCCATCATGGACATAATGGCTTCAGCGTCCGAAAAGTAGGTGGCGAATTCAGCGGCACCGGCAATCATGGCTTCATCACCGTAAATGCCCCGGCCCTGAATTTCAGACGCTTTGGCGGTGATAGCGTCATAGGCGCTGATTGCTTGGGAATTGTCCACGGCCACAGTGGCGGTGATCGTGTTCCCGTCCACAGTATTGACGAAATCATCATAGGCCGCAACAGCCCCGCCCGTGTTCAGGGCCAGGGCGGCTTCCATGTTTCCCGGCTGATCCGGGCCATTCAAAAGGAGGGTGTTCTGAATGGTGTTCCCGTCCGTCCGGTTAGCCCAATCGTCATATTCCATGGCGGCTTGCATGGCTTCCCCATTGTCCAGATTCAAGGTCGTGTCAATGGCCGAACCATCAAGCCTATTGGAAACCCGGTTGAACCGGTTTAAGGCGTTTATAGCATTGGAAGTGTCAACAATGACTTGGGGACTGTTCAACGCTTCCAAATTATTTTCAATATTATTCAGGGTTTTTACTGCATCCCCGGTGTCAACTGTAACGGGGATTTCAATATCTTCAACACCCATGTTCGCCAAAACCGCTTTTAGCTGGTTTTCGGCGTTGCGTTGGGTGTCGGCCAGCTTCATATTTTCTTGCGCCCATCCAAGGGCCGATTTCACCCCGGCGATACTCACCACGGTTGCCAAAATGCCCTTCAGCTTGCTTCCCAAAGAATCAGCGGCGTTGGCTCCTTCCCGAACACTACCGTTGAACTGATCCTGGGCCTGTTCGGCTTCCCGGATGTTCTGTTCCATCTGATCCAGTTGACTTCCGGCCCTTGCCAATTCTTCACGGGCTTCCTGAATGGCGGAAGTGTCGATCACGTTCCCGGAAGCGTCTTGAACCGCTTCAAAGCTATTCAGAACAATGTTCAAGGCCGTGTGAATGTTCTTCAGGGGGCCGCTCATTCCGTCATACAGGGACAGGGCGCTTTTAATCGTAGCCATAGGATCACCACCTTAAAAATCCGCCTTGCGGCGGAAGGGTCAGTGTTTCCGGCCCTTCCGCCCGCCACGGCGGTTTTTGCGTTCAAGTTCTTTCGCCTTCTGCTTTTCATGCTCCACCCGTTCATCAATGGCGGCGATCACAAAAGCCCGCTCCTTCCGGGGCAAGGCGAAAAATTCATGGGGTAAAATGTGAAGTTCGTGAAGGCAATAGTAACAGATGTTTGCTTCCCCATCACCTTCACGAATTAGTTTTTTGCTTCGTCAACCTCATCCTGAAAGGTGGTGTCAAACCCGCAAACCTCTTGCACCTTGGAAACGTATTCGGCGTATTCGCCGGGGGTCAGCATAGCCTTCAGAAGTGCTTCCCCGCCCATGACGTGATAGCTGTTCTGAAGATCGGCGTTGTTCAGGTCAGGGAACACCGTACAGGCCACGGCCAGCTTCCCAAGGTACATATCATAGTCGGTTTCCCGCTGATACTGGTTCTTCTTGCCGGGGACGGGAACCCGCTTGGCGCAGGACTTCCGCAAGGCTTCATCTTCCGTGGCGGAAATGGTCTTGATCTCCCACAGCATGGGCTTCTTCTTTTCGTCCAGGAACCGGGGGGAAGCGGGGAACTTGATGTGATCCACCGTCAAGGCGTTTTCCGCCAAAAATGCGGACAGGGTGTTACTCATTGTTGAATTCCTCCTGTTTGTTGAAAGTTAATATTCAACCCCCGCCCACGTTCAGCGGGCGGGGGTTGGTGTCCGGTTAAATCATGCCATCCAAGTGATTAAACACTTCCGGCATCTCGAAATCCTCAAAGGTGAAGTCCATATCTTCATCCAGATATTCAGCGTCAGCGTCAAACTTTGCCAGAAGGGCGCTGTCGATGTTGCAATCCTTCAGAATGACGGTTTGCCGTCCAGCGGCGGACGTGGGGTCTTCGTTGGTGATCTGAATGTCGAAATACACGTCCACGCCGGTGTTCTTGTACCGCTCCATCATTTGGCGGAAAATGGACGTGTTATAGTGGAACGTGGCGGAACCGGTGCCCTTCCAGCCGGTGGCCTTGTTGCCCTTGCCGGTCTTGCCCAAAATGGGAACTTCCGTCTTGTTCTTCTCGAAATGGGCTTCCAGGTTGATAGCCTGCATGAAGTTATACCGCACATCGTCAATGGTGACGAAACACTCCGCAAGGGCCGCAAAGACGGAATCCTTGGGGTGCATGATCGGCGTTCCATTCCAGTTCAAGGTTTATTCCCTCCCTTCTTACTGAACCCAAACAACCATGTAAAGCTGTTCCATGGCGTTGATCGGGGAAACGTAGTCCGTAACGGCAACGGCCTTTTTGGTGTCACCCTTTTCAACCGTCACGTCCTCCGGGCTGAAGTTCTCAATGGCCCGGATAGACTGAAGCTGCTGGTGGTGCTTTACAATGTCGTTCCACAGGCTGATCCGTCCGGGCGCATCATTGGGAACCTTGCCAATATACTTCTTGCCGAACAGAACGGCAATATCATTGGCGATCTGATCCAGAACCCGGATCGTCTGGTTGCTGGAAAAGTCCCCGGACTTTTCGTCCGTGATGGAAATGAAGCTGTTAATGTCGGTCAGGACATTCACCTTTTCATCTACCATGTGGAACATGAAGGAACCTTCCTTGATCCCGTTTTCCAGTTCCGTCTGACTATACCGGGTGTCGATGGTGTATTCCCCATCATAGTTCTTGTTCGTGGCGGACTTGTTCACGGCGGTTCCGGCCACCACGCCCGTCACCCACGGGATCAGGGCGGCGGTTTCTTCATCCTCACCGTCCAGGCCGTTCTTGACGCTCACAACGCCTTCATAGTCCGCAAGGTGGTTAGATACCACCACCTGGAACTTCTTGCCCACATCGTCCCGCATACGCTTACAGAAGGCCGCATACAGGCCCTTGATAATGGGATCGGTGGACATACACCCCATGGCGTTGAAGTTGTAGCCTTCCGCCTGATCAAGATAGAACTGGTGGGCCGCATCTTCCACGGCTCCATCCTCACCACCGGTCAGGGGCATGGAAGCGGTCAGGGCCAAAGTGCCGCCCTCATTCCACACCACGAAATCATTGTCCTTCAGATCGGTGATGGTAGAAACCTTCTCTTGCCGATCAACGGGCACGATCCCAAGGTAGGTGGAAACGTCATACACGGGGTTTTCGTCCGTGTATTCTTCCGCCGCTTCAATCACGATCCGCACATCGTTCCCCCGCACACCGGGATATTTGGCGGTAGCAATCGGGGTGGGAGTTTCCCCCGGCCCCAAGGTGCAAACGGCCTTTTTGCCGTCCATGTTCAGGCGGTAGAAGTGAACGGTTTTCGCCGTCTTGAAAATCTCCCGCATGGGCAAAAGTTCCGGGGCGGTGTAGGCGTAGCCGAAAATTTTCTGACTGTTCTTGATGAAGTCGGCCAACTCCACCGTGAACATCTTCCCTTCAGGCCCCCAACTCATAGGAAGGGCAATCGTGGCATAGCCACGATCAGACAGGGTGGCGCTTGCGTAGGGGACGGAAATGAAGTTGATATAAGCGCCGGGAAGAATTTTGTTCTGCACCAGGAAGGTGCCGCCACCAAGGGCCATTAGTTATTCACCTTGCCTTTCTTCCCTTTCGGGGTCATAAAGTCCCGGATCACGGCTTCCACCTGATCCATGGTGTACCGCTGGTTTTCATCCAGCTTGACCGTCAGAAGATCACGGCGGGTACTGAACTTCTTAAAGGTCAAAATCTGTTCCTTGCTATACGTCACCGGGGCCTTCTGTTCGGTGCCTTCAGCGGCCTTTTTAGTAGCCATCAAATCACCCTTTCTTTGTGTGTTGGTCGATCTCCAAGGTTTCCATGGTGGGAAGTTCCTTGGGAATGTTTACGATCATGTTGTAGTTCACGAAAAAATGAAGAACGCCTTCCACCACTTCATAGCTGATAGACGTGCCCCGTAACATATCCCCGTTGGGAAGGGTGATATATCGCAACCCAAACATCAGGTATTCGGCCACGTTGTACAGTTCTTCATTGGTGCCGCCGTCCTTGGGGAAATAGTGAATATCAAACGGGTTCCGCCAAATGGCCCGATCCCCAAGAAGGGGTTTCTGTTCAGGCTTCAGCGTGGCAATAAAAAAACAAGGTTCTGTAAAACCTTGCTTCACATCGTTTTTGTAAACCCTGAATTCACTTCCAAAGGTGGTGCCCAACGTCTTTGCAATCCCCGTGATAATGTCATTCAGCATCAGAACACCCCCTTCAACAGCGTGTAAAGTTTCTGTTCCAGAAGGGCCGGAAGCTGGGCTTCCAATTCCTGTTCGGAAATGGTCAGCATGAAGCGCCCTTTCACCCAACTTGCCTTTAGGCTTTTGCCCAAGGCGGGGACGTAGCGCCCCGGCCTTTGACGGTGGCCGAATTCAACGTAGGACGCATATTCCGTGGCGTTCACCACGGTCACAATGTAGGTGTTGCCCACCTTTTCCACCGGGAGAATCACCCACGCATCCCGCAAGGTGCCCCCGGTATACCCGGCCCAATACTGTTGGTATATGGCGCTTTCCCGGCTTGCAAACTTGCGCTTCTTGCCGCTTGCGCCAATCACGGTTACGGTGCTTTTTTTGTTGTCGTAAATGTCTTTAGGCACTACCCCAACGGGGGTGCGCTTTTTGACTTTCTCCAACAGACGGCCCGCAATATCGGCGGCGGCTTCCCGGCAAAACCGGTCAAAATCCACCTGTTCCAGTTTGGCAAGCCGTTCTTCCAAGTCCTTCAGGGCTTGAAAATCAGCTTTGCCCCAACGCCGCCCCATCAGGCCCACCCATTCCACAGGGCCAGGGTGATTTCCTGGTGATTGGTGAACACCCCGGCTTCCCCGCTTTGGGAATAGGTGAATTCCCGTTCAAGTTCATTGAAACGGTGAACCACGATTTTACAACCGGGCGGGATCACCACATCCGGGGACAGAAACAGCTTCACGCCTTGGGCCACGGTGGCAACGTGGTTTTCATCGGTGGTGGTCAGGTTTTCAAAGGACAGCTTGCATGGCTGATCTTCCAGAAGCGGCACTTCCTGAAAGTCAGTCAGGTTGGTGTCAGGATCGGTGACTTCCTGTTTAACATAAAAAGAACACCGATCCTTCCACAACCGTTCCAGGGCCTTCCGGTGGGCGTTCACCACACCAACCGCCTATAACGGATGAATTCACGGGTTCTGTCACGGGTCAACCGGGAAATCAGCACTTCCAACCGCTGTTCCGGTGTCAGGCTCCCTTCACCCACGGCAAAAACCGTGTTGGTGTCACCTTCCTGGATTTGCTTAATTGCCGCTTCAAAATCCAGGCCGTTCATGTCAAGCTGTCCGGCGTTCTTCTTAAAGGTCAGATATTCCCCAACCACCAATTCCACAGATACCCAATGCAAGCCTTCCGGGATTTCCTGTTGGTTGGTTTCATTTTTCACCCGTTCGGTCACGCTGTTGATCAGATAGGGAAGGAACGGATCATCCCCGGCCCCGGCAACCCCAAGGGAATCCAACAGGGTTACAGCATCATTAAACAGCGGGCCTTGGGCTTTTGCCGTTCGTTTTGCGCCCATCAGCCGGTGATCTCAACCCAACCGCTGGTTTTGGGGTTGGCCCCTTCTTCCGGCTCCACCTTGATATAGCCGATCCCGGACGGCTTATAATAGGTCTTGCCAGCGGTAACGGTGGTGTCAGTGGTTTCCTTGACGGTGCCGGTCAGGATCATAACCGCCTTGGCTTCATTGGTCATGGCCGCAAGATAATACTTGCGGGAATAAACAGTGTTGCGGCGGATGTTGCCTTCCCGCTCCTGTTCAACCTCGGTGCCCTTTTTGTTGAACACGGTGACGGCTTCCTTGGTGGCAATAACCACCTTGCCGGTCAGCGCATCCTTTTTGGTGTAAATGTTGATCCCGCCCACGGTGCCAACATAGCCCTGTTTGGCAAAGGCTTCCACATATTTCAGATCGTCCTTCAGGGCCTTACGCAGTTTAGCCATATCGGCGGGATTGACGAACCCGAAAACAGTTACCCCTTCCAGGTTTTCCAGGTTCAGCATGGCGGCGGCATCCACAAAGGCATCGAACCCAAGGGCCGTGGTGGCAAGGGTCAGGGTGGCTTCATTGAACGCCCCGTAAATGTCGGCGTTGACGGTGTTGAACAGGTCGGTTCCGGCGTGGCGGGTGCCGGTGCTGATCACCATGGGATCGGTCATGGCTTCTTCATCGTAATACTGGAAGCGGTTCTGGGCCAGCAGAATCCGGTATTCCTTTTCGGTGTAACCGGCTTCAATGGTCTTGGTATTGCCCTGTCCCATGGTCAGCTTTTCGGTGCCGTCCGTGGCCTTGTACTTGTGAATCTTGCGAACCATGCCAGCAGTGCCGGTTAGGGTGCTGTCCACCGTACAAAAAGCCTGAAGGTCAAGGTGGGACTTGTACTGATCCTCAATCTCATTGGAGAGGAAAAAGTTGTCATACGGAATGTTAGGCATTACTCATTACCTCCATACAGTTGTTTGTATTCTTCAGGGTAGTTGATGGAAAATTCATGGCGGTCAGAGGGAGACATAGCCCGGAACTTTTCAAGGGTCATTCCAGCGGGATCACCAGCGGGATCACCCTTTTCACCGGGCTTTGCCCCTTTGAACTTCTTTTCCGGGGCTTTCTCGAAAAGGAAAGCCGTGTCCTTGCCCCCCACCAGCTTCTTCACTTCATCATCCAGGCCCTTCACCGTCCCATCATCGGTGATTTCAGCCTTGCCGATAAAGTCAGCCAACAGCGCCTTCACAGCCGTGTTGTTCTTTGCTTTGGCGTTTGTCAGGGCCAGATCAACGGCGTTGGAAATCTTCAGCGCCTTCAGTTCGGCGGCGTGATCCTTGTCCTTTTGGGCATTGTCCGCCTGAAGCTGGGTGATCTGTTCCTGAAGGGCGGCGGCATCAGCGCCGGACTTCTTCAGGGTTTCAAGCTGGGTGTCCCGTTCCTGGATTGTGGCTTTCGCCTTGGTCAGTTCGGTGTTCACTTCATTGAACCGGGCCTTGGTCACAAAGGAACCGTTCAGGCCCTCCATAACCTTTGTTGCCTGTTCTTCAGTCAGGCCCCATTCCATCAGCTTTTCTTTGGTCATACGGCTTTCATCCTTTCTGAATTTCCTTTTTTACCGTGGGTTAGGAACCACGATTTCCCCGGTTCTGTTTACCGCCCATATCCGGGAAACGGCGAAAATGGTATGAAAAAACCACCACCGGCCAGGGCCGGGGTGGTCTATTCAACAATATTCTGTTCGGCGTTCTTCCTCAAACGCTCCATATAGGCTTCAAATTCTTCCACCACTTCAGGCGGTGCGCCCGGTTTCAGGTGCCAATTATCGGTTTCCGGGACAAAGAATTCACTTGTGAAGAATCCAGGCATTGGCATTTACTTTTTCCATCCTTTCATCAATTCGGTTAATTGCCGCCCAAATTCCGCCGCAACCGGGCGGGGGTTCGGACTGTCCATCCATTCACAGAAACATTCTGCAAACCATTCTTGGGCATCTTGGGTGGCATAGCCGGACACGGCGCTTCTTGCATCAGAAACCTTCAGCCCACAAGCCTTCATTACCCTGGGGCGCAAGTAGGCGGAAACCGTCTTGGGTTTCCAACCTTGCATCCCAACCAAATGTTCCGTGTGGGAAAGAAAATCGTCAACAGCGTGGCCGAATTCATGTGTAACCACGGAACGGAAGGTGGTGTTGGCCGGGTGGAACCCCGCCGCAAGGTCATGTTCATACATCCGTGTGATCTTATCCAAGGAACTGAAATATGTAGTGTTGATCCCAACTCCGCCACGGCCCAAACCAAAGGAACATTGGGCGTAACACCCACCGGACAGCTTGGAAGCGTTGATAGAATTCAGTTCACCAACAAAATCAGGCAACTTGGAAAAGAGATTGTCAACAGACTTGTAAACCTCTTTGGCAACGTCCAGATCACAGCCTTGAAGGCTCAAAAGCTGGTTCCCATCGAACGGGGAACCATCAGGCAAGGTGGTTTTGTAGAACCACCCCTTTTCCCTCATAAGGGCTTCCACTTCTTCAACCGTGGTGCAATCGTCCACAGTCTTTTTAGCCTTGGGTTTCATTGTAGCACCAACAGCGGCGGCGGTCAATCCGGCCTTGCTCCCACCGTCCACAAAGGTTTTCTTCCAGGTCTGATAATTCATACTGGAAGGCACATAGTAGACTTCATTTTCAGCGTTCCGGGCGATCCGCTTTCCGTCCATATCCTCATAGTGGGGGCA